GCAATTCAAGACTTGACATCTACCACGCCTTTTGGTTTTGTTACTAAAGACGAGGGTAACTCTGTGTTGTCAGTAGTTGCAAATTTGCAAACGCGAGTGGCGCAACTTGAAGCCAAGTTGCAAACACTTGGCCTGTTGGCCTAAACCAAATGGGGGCTAATCACCCCCATTCTTAAATTATGATTATTTATCTTGAACATCCCGAACATGGCGCTAAAGTGGCGACCATGGATTTAGAAGCTGAGATGGATGAAAGAAACGGCTGGACTCGCTATAATCCAGACACGCCTTCCGAACCCGAAGCGGCTCCTGTGAACGTGCTGGAAGTTAAGCGCCGTAGAAAAGTGATTACTGAAGAGGTTTAAGCATGACAACGTACACCGCTGGCCAACAAATTGAACGTGCCCTTCGGCTTCTCGGTGTGCTTGCTGAAGGCGAAACGCCCTCCGCTGCTACTTCTCAAGACGCCTTAATGGCGCTCAACCAAATGATTGATAGCTGGCAGACCGAGCGTCTGTCAGTTTTCTCCACGCAAGATCAAATCTTCACATGGCCCGCCAGTGCTATCAGCCGCACCCTTGGCCCGTCTGGTGACTTTATTGGCCTTCGCCCCGTTTTGCTTGACGACTCTACATACTTCAGAGCGCCCAACAATGTGTCGTATGGTATTAAATTCATCAACCAGCAACAGTACAACGGCATCGCTGTTAAGACCGTAACGTCTACATACCCGCAAGTGATGTGGGTGAACATGACGTTCCCTAACATTGAGATGTACGTCTATCCAAGGCCCACGCAAAACTTGGAGTTTCACTTTGTGTCGGTTCAAGAGTTGAACAACCCAGCCAACTTGTCCACGGTGTTGTACTACCCACCAGGCTATCTGCGTGCGTTTACTTACAACTTGGCCATGGAGTTTGCCCCTGAGTTTGGCGTTGAGCCAAGCCCACAAGTGCAGCGCATCGCCATGACTTCTAAGCGTGATTTGAAGCGCATCAACAACCCCGACGATGTGATGGCACTGCCTTACGCATTGGTGGCCAACCGCCAGCGTTTCAACATCTATGCCGGTAACTATTGATGAAAACGCCTATCCTTGGCTCGACCTACGTCACAAGGTCTGTTAATGCGGCAGACGCTCGCATGGTCAATCTCTTCCCTGAGATTGTCCCCGAGGCTGGTAAAGAGCCTGCGTTCCTGAACCGCGCCCCAGGTCTTAAATTACTCAACACGATTGGCAACGGCCCGATCCGTGGCTTGTGGGCGTTTTCGTCTAGCGACAGCACGGCCTTTGTGGTGTCTGGCACTCAGCTTTACAAGATCAACACCTCGTATGTGGCCACGCTGATTGGCACTGTTGCCGGTACTGGCCCTGTCAGTCTGGCTGACAACGGCACGCAGTTGTTCATTGCGGCCAACGGCCCCAGCTACATCTACAACAACACGACAAACGCCTTTGGCCAGATCACCGACCCAGACTTTCCAGGCGCTGTGACTGTCTGCTATCTGGACGGCTACTTTGTGTTTAACCAGCCCAACAGCCAGTTGCTGTGGGTGACACAGCTGCTAGACGGCACGTCCATCGACCCACTCGACTTTGCAAGCACTGAAGGCTCGCCTGACGGCTTGGTGGCCGTGGTGTCCAACTTCCGCGAAGTCTGGGCCTTTGGCACAAATTCAATTGAAGTCTGGTACGACTCTGGCGCGACTGACTTCCCCTTACAGCGCATCCAAGGCGCGTTCAATGAGTTGGGCTGCGCTGCCCCTTACTCGGTTGCCAAGATGGACAACGGCCTGTTCTGGCTTGGCCGCGACCGCCGTGGTCAGGGTATTGTCTACCGCGCCAATGGTTATTCGGGCGTGCGCATTTCCACACACGCTGTTGAATGGCAGATTCAGCAATACGCTGACTTGTCGGACGCTATTGCGTACACATATCAGCAAGACGGCCACAGTTTCTATGTACTGGTTTTCCCTAGTGCTAACACGACTTGGGTCTATGACGCCGCCACACAAGCCTGGCATGAGCGTGCGGGCTTTGTTGATGGCAACTTTACCCGTCACCGCAGTAACTGCCAGATGGCGTTCAACAACAAGGTTGTTGTCGGTGACTTTGACAACGGCAACATCTACGCTTTTGACCTAGACGACTTTAGCGACAACGGCAGCATCCAGAAGTGGTTGCGCTCATGGCGTGCGTTGCCGACTGGCCAGAACAACTTGCGCCGCACAACCCAGCACATGTTGCAGATGGATTGCGAGTCTGGCGTGGGCATTAACTTAGGCCAAGGCGAAGATCCTCAGATCATGCTTCGTTGGTCAGACGATGGTGGCCACACATGGTCAAACGAGCATTGGGCATCCATGGGCAAGATCGGCCAGTATTACAAACGTGTAATCTGGCGCCGGCTTGGCATGACCGTCAAACTGCGAGATCGTGTTTATGAAGCGTCTGGCACTGATCCTGTGAAGATTGCAATCATGGGCGCAGAACTTATTCTGAGTCCAACGAATGCCTAGCCCTAACGCTACGCCAACGCCGATCACGCCACCGCGAGTGCCGCTGATCGACCCTCGCACGGGTCTGATCGACCGCGCTTGGTATTTGTTCTTTCTGTCGCTTAACGACATTGCCACGGCGGTTATTGACGATTCTGGCCTGACGTTTAGTTCTGAGTCTCTGATCGCGTCCTACGATGCGGCTTTGCTGTCGGTCAACCAAGAACTGCAAACTTTGCCGCCGACAGTTACCTTGCCAGTTCCTGACGTATTGGGCGACTGCTGTTCGGCCTTAGAGTCCCAAGTGGCCGAAATGCAAAAGCAGATCGAGGCTTTGCAAGTTCAGCCGATTGTTGACACCGCAGCTATCACTGCCGCCATTAACGCTGCATCATCTGCGCCGGTCACCAAGACGGCTGACTTTACGGTAGCTGACAATGAGACTTGGCTTATCAATAACAAGTCAGGCTCGACATGCACGGTAACTCTGCCCACGGCAAGCGCATGGACTGGTAGGTATCTGACTTTTAAAAATATGCAGGCACAGACTTTAGTGTCAGCATCTAGTAATGTTGTGCCAATCGACAGTACGTCTGCGGGCACAGCAATCCTCTTGGCAGTTGTAGGAAATTGGGCGACAATGGTGTCTGACGGCACAAATTGGGTCATCATGCAACAAGCCGCTAATAACTGCCTCTTATTGGAGTAAACCATGACAGTCACCGTCAAAGTCCTCGTACCGGCAAAGTATGCCGAGAACTCGCAAACAACCCAGTACACCGCGACTGGCGTTACGGCCATTATCGACAAGTTCACCGCTACAAACATTAGCGGCTCTGCCGCCACAATCAGCGTCAACTTGGTCACATCCGCAGGCTCTGCGGGCAACACCAACTTGATCACCAAGACCAAGACCTTGCAAGCGTCTGAGGTCTACACGTTCCCAGAACTAGTTGGCCAAGTGCTTGGCATTGGCGACTTTATCAGTACAATCGCAGGCACAGCCAGTGCAATCAATATCCGAGTTTCTGGGCGTGAGGTGACCTGATGAGGATTGTCTACGGTAAAGGGTTTGAGATTGACAAGCCCACTTCGATGCTAGACAAGGTGCAAGCCTTGCAAGTCGAAGTGTCTAAGCTGCCTCAATACGAACCTGAGACAAAGCACTATTTCCACGGCGGTATGTATTGCCGTGAAGTGTTTCGTCATGCCGGAGTCTTGGTTGTGGGCGCAGTCCACAAAAAAGAACACTTCTATCTAATCGTGTCTGGTACGGTGGCGATCACCACAGACGATGGGGTGCAAGAGGTTACTGGGCCTCACTTGTTCTCAAGTAAACCAGGAACTAAACGTGCGGTGTATGCAGTTACTGATGCGCTGTGCATGACTTTCCACGCCATCGAGGCGAAAACTGTTGAGGAAGCCGAGGCCGAACTGGTTGAAGCAGAGCCTAATAGCATGTATAGTCTCGGTAATCAAGTTAAACATCAATCATTAGAGGTGCTGCCATGACATTTTGGGTCGCTGGAGCCGTAGTCGTAAGTTCGGCAATTGGAAGCAGCGCGGCCAAAGGCGCGGCTAAAACGCAATCTGCCGCAGCAGATCGCGCTGCTGAACTTCAAAACGAACAGTTTCAACAAACTCGACAGGACTATGCGCCCTATCGTGAAGCTGGTTATAACGCATTAGCCAATTTACAACGCACCGCTGGCAATGTGCCTGGCGCGTTTAAGTTTGGCGCAGGCGATTATCAAGCT